GGTAGGCAAAAACATGCTGCACCTTCACTTTACGATGGATGATAACTTATCACTATCCGAAAAAGTGAAAGAGCGATTTAAGCGCATGTACACAGGTGTTTTCTATCAGCGTTACATTTTGGGTCTGTGGGTGCTTGCTGAAGGCATCATTTACGACATGTTCGATAAGGATAAACACATTGTAAAGACCAAGCAGCGCAATTATCAGCGCCACTTTGTTAGCGTGGACTACGGAACACAGAACCCGACAACATTCGGTCTGTGGGGCAGACGATTGAAGCAGTGGTACAAAGTTAAGGAATATCACTATGACGGGCGCAAATCAGGTAAACAAAAAACAGACCAGGAATACCTGGAAGACTTGAATGAGTTTATTGCTGAGTTAACTGATACGCCAGCCATTATTGTGGACCCGAGCGCCACATCTTTTATTGCATTACTTAAAAAGAACGGGCATCGAGTCATTGAAGCTGATAACGAGGTTATTGAAGGTATTCGGAATGTAGCCACTGCGTTGAAGCAGCGCATGATTCTCTACAACGACTGCTGTGTTGAAACGTTCAGAGAGTACTCTTCTTATATTTGGGATGAAAAAGCAGCCGATCGAGGCGAAGATAAACCGATTAAGCAGAACGATCACCACATGGACGGGGATCGTTATTTTGTGAATACAATTATATTCTCCGGAAACGGTCAGTCCATATTAGAACGCTACAAGAAATGGAGGTGATTCATGTGAATGCAGCTGAACGAGCTCAGCGACAGGACTTTATGACAGGGCATGGGAAAGCGCATAGTAAAGACGCACTCACCAGACAGAATGCGCCTGATCGCAGAAAACTAACTGAAACAGAGATATTAGACCTGTACGCCTCCAGTCGTATTATTCAAAACATTATCGATATACCAGCTGAAGACATGACCAAGAACTGGATCACACTCAAGATGGAAGATGAGACGCTAAGGCACGCCATTATGGATAAGTTGAGAGACTTGAAAGCACGCCAGGCATTTATGGATATGCGCCGATATGAGCGCATGCATGGCGATGGTTTTATTTCGCTAGGCGCTGTAGAATCGCAGAAGTTTGAGCTTAGCGATCCGTTGTTACCAGAACGACTCAAGCGCATTGATTACATTCACGCTTTCTCCAAGCGAAAGGTGAGCCACTTCTTCCCTAATGAAGATATGTTCAGCCCGACGTATGGAGAGGTTGAGTTTTTCCAACTGAATCGACTCTCTAGAGTTGGTCAACAGCTTGCAGGGGAAAACATTCAAGATCGAGTGCACCGTACTCGCTTATTCCATGATCAAACGAGGCGATTAGAAGATGAATACGAGGGGCAATCATTACTGGAGTCGATGTATGACGTGCTCACAGTGTTTGATACATCCTTATGGTCTGTTGGTCAAATGCTCTACGACTTTACGTTTAAGAAGTACAACAGTGACTCTGTAAACTCTCTAACCAAAGAAGAAAAGCAAGAAACAGCCATGCTGATGGACTTCATGTTTCGTACTGAAGGACTGGCTATGCTTGGGAAAGACGAAGAGCTTTCTAAGGAAACGACAAGTGTACAGGGCATTGATCAGCTTCTTACATTCGTGTGGGAGGTCCTTTCTGGTGCTACACGCATGCCGAAATCCGTTATTAAAGGGCAAGAGTCAGGCACGATCACGGGAGCTCAATACGATGTTCTCAACTATTACATGCGTATCTCATCACAACAGGAAAATGAGTTGCGCCCATATGTCGAGCATTTAATTCGATTGATTATGTGGGCTGAAGATGAAGTCGGAGGTCGCATTGATCCAGATAGTGTTGATTGGGAATTAACGTTTAATCCAATCTGGGATGTAGATAAGAAAACGGATGCTGAGATTCGCAAGATCATGGCTGAGGTTGATGAGAAATACATCATGAACCAAGTGCTTACGGAGGATGAGGTCCGTGAAGTACGCTTTGGGAAAACGGGTCTTGGTGCAATGACTGAACTAACAGGTGATAGCATCGAGGATATCGAGGAGTACTTGAAGATGGTGAAAGAGAATGCCAAAAAAGAGTAAATTGCCTGCAACTCGTTTCCCGAATGCTGCCATGACGAACTATTATTCAGAGGTCCGTAAGCTCATAGAAGAAATTCACAGCGAATTATGGCAAGCGTTTGATAAACAAATCAGACCTGAAATTCACCGATACCGAAACAGTCGTAGCGATGCTGACGAACCTCCTGAAGATAACAATGCGTTGGAGATTATCCAGGAGACTTTGGAGCGCGTGAGAGAATCTGCAATTGCAATGATATTCAATAAAACCACGCTCAAGTTTGTTGCTAAGCGCTTTGTTCGAGGTGTCAATAAGTTCAATCGAAGAAACCTAAGCAAGCAAGCGCAAGTGGTGAAGGCTGTTGATCCTACCGTTGATGAACCTTGGTTGCGAGGTTTCATGCAAACGTCAATCAGGGAGAATGTGAACTACATTAAGACCATTCCTGAAGAGTATTTCAATCGCATTGAGCGCATTGTATTTCAGGGTGTTAAGGATGGCCAGAGCATTACGGAAATGTCGAGTGAGATACGCAAAACCAAAGAGGTCAGTGTCAATCGGGCGAGATTTATTGCTCGTGATCAGACTGGATCCATTCTAGGACAGATGACTGAAATCAGGCACAAGAACATGGGCGTTAGGAAGTTCAAATGGAAGACTGCTGGAGATGAACGTGTGCGAGGGAATCCAACTGGACGATATCCAAAGGCAACGCCATCACATTATGACTTGGATGGGAAAGTGTACAGCTATGATGATCCTCCGCACGGTTTAATACCTGGAAGAGATTATAACTGCAGGTGTGTTGCAATACCTGTATTTGATGATGAGGAGGAATAAAGTGAATCTATCATCGTTGTCATGCAACATACAGTTCATTTGCAAGTATGAAGGGGTTTATTGTTTTTGGTTATCCGGTCCAAAGGTTAAGAGAATGGTGACAATTGATACAACAAGAGGAATGGATTAAATCAAGAGGAGTCTATAAATAGAGGCTTTTTATTTTGCGCTTGAAAGGGGGTGTTGAAGACTTGAAGAAGCAGCGCTTTGATCGAGCAATGATTCATGATGTAGAAGAACAGAGCAATGGATATCTAACCGTGAAAGCCTCGCTGGTTAAACCAGGTGTTTATCCTTACCAGAGGTCAGACGGATCCATTCAGTATGAGCTGAAGCACCCTGATGATATCTTTGGTGACCAGGTGATCCAAGGGGTCATTGCAAAACCGGTAACTGACGGACATCCGAATGAAAAGGTTGACCTGGATAATGTGAAAGCCTATGGAAAGGGATTCTCTCACACGGATTCCGGAGTCAGACATAACACTGTTATGGTAACCATTACGGTGTTTGATAAAGGGCTCATTTCAGATATTCAGGATGGTCGCAAGCGAGAAATAAGCTTAGGTTTTGAAACTGACTTGGTGGCAGAGCCAGGCACTTATGATGGCCAAGACTACCAGTACAGACAAACGAATATTGATGTGAACCACATTGCCATTGTGGAGCATGGTCGCGTTGGCCCAGAGGCGAGCATTCGCAATGATTCAATGGCATGGGAAGTAGAAAATAACGAAAATGACAAAGGAGGGCGTACTGATATGCCAACAATTAAGTTAGATGGTAAAGATTATGAAGTAGATCCGGTGGTTAAATCCCGTGTGGACACACTGGAAGCCAAACTAGAGACAGCTGAGGAAAGGAATAAAAAGGTCGATTCACTTGAGGGCACAAATGATGCTCTTGATAAGAAAGTGAAGAAGCTTGAGAGTGATCTTGATGAGGCTAAGAAAAACCAAATGTCCCAGGATTCTCTTGATAAAGCTGTTCAAGAGCGTGTGGTTCTTGTAGATAGCGCTCGCACTTACTTAGGCGACGACTACGACTTCACGGGCAAAACAGATAAAGATATCAAGGTTGCTGTGATCCAGACGGCTGATTCTGAATTCAAGGCAGACGAGAAGAGCGAAGATTACATCAATGCTTTCTACGATGCTACGGTTCAAAAGGTTAAGCAAGATGGCTTTACTTCTACTGGGGCCAATACGCTTAAAACGGGATCTGGTCAAACGAAGCAAGAAACTTATGATGATATGCGTGCTAAGCGCATGAATGTCAAAGAGAACATGAAAAACCAATAAGGGAGGAATGAGCAATGCCAGGTATTACACAATATGATCAGTACATGCAGGAGCCAACAGGTAAAGGGCGAATCGCTTCTTACCACGATCACCGAGCAGACACAGGTGCTGCAGCTGCCGTTATCGATTGGGGACGTGCTGTTCAATACAATAGCGCTAACCCGAATAAGGTCGATACTTATGACGGTGCTGCAGGTAGCGTTGTAGGGGTCGCGATCTCTGATGAAGTAACAGAATATCGAGTACAAAACGTAGATGACGCCATTGTTGGTCAGTATGATGCCAATGATCCGGTGTCATTTTTACGTCGTGGCCGTATTTGGGTTGAAGTGGTTGAGGATGTGACGAAAGGGAATCAAGCTGTTGCTGATAATGCTACAGGAGACTTCCGACCGTCTTCTACGGCTACTACCGGTATTTCTGGCGTGGTTGGTGTCTTTAAGACGTCAGCTGTTGCAGGTGATCTAGCTCAATTAGAAATTAACTTACCGTAAGGGGGATGAATGAACATGACAATGACCAATGATGCAGCACAAGGGAAGTTTCGTGCATTAGATTTAGAAGTCATCGATAACACGCTATATACACCGAAATATGAAGAGCTTACAGCGCGTCAGATTCTTGATGTGAAGTCTGATGTTGCTGAAGGTGCTGAAACATATGCTTACAACGTTATGACACGTTCAGGCGTTGCGAAAATCCTAGGGAATAACTCTGATGATATTCCATTAGTAGATTCTGATATGAGACGCGTATTCCAGCACATTTACTCTATCGTGACTGGATTCACGTACACAGTCCAAGAACAACGCCAGGCGCAATTAACTGGAACATCTGTTGATGCTTCCAAAGCAGGTATTGCACGCCGTGCGGTATCTGAAAAAGAGAACCGTCTGACTTGGATCGGCGATAGTGATTACGACATCCAAGGCTTGGCTAACGCTGAAGGTATTCAGGTTATGCCTGTAGAGCCTGCGACGGATGGAGGTACAGACACAGAGTGGGCCAACAAGAAAGGTGAACAAATTGTGTCAGACATCCGTTCACTTCGTGCGAAGGTTGAAAAACTACCTGGTCACAACGTTGATACACTAGCTCTTCCGCCAGATCAGTACGAATTGTTAGAAGCACCATACAACCAATACAACAACCAAACGATCATGCAGTACATTCGCAGTCAGGGTTGGTTTGATCGCATTGTTCGAGCTCCTGAGCTTGAGGGTGTTGGCCAAAGTGGTGGAGACGCTATGCTTGCGCTTGATTCTTCACGTGAAGTAATTGAGCTGCTTGTTCCAATGGATATCCAGCGTCATGAGCCAGAATGGACTTTCCCGCGTTGGAAGTTTGCTGTTGAAGAGCGCTGTGGTGGAGTTATCATTCGTTATCCTATGGCAATCGTGAGAGGAGATGGCATTTAATGTTAGTACACAATAAAGGGAAATACGTTAGGCATCGCGGGAACGTCCGCGTTTTGCCTGGCGTTAATGACTTAAAAGAAAAAGACTGGAATCATTTTAAGGCTCATCCGTTGAACGCTGAAGTTGTGAAAAGTGGAGAGGTTATAGTCCTTAAAGGCGAAGAGTCAGAAGAGCAGCCAGGGACTGACGACCTGAAGATCTCGGACCTTAACGCAGAAGAAGCAATTGAGATGGTTGAGGACACGTTTAGTTTAGAACTTCTTGAAGAGTTCAAAGCTGATGAGCAAGCTTCTAAAAAACGTAAAACAGTATTAGACGCAATCGAAGCGCAGATTAAAGAGCTTACAGAAGCTCCTGAAGGTGACCAAGAAGGCGGTGAGTAATCATGGCCGACACAACAGCGGAAAAGGTACGCAACATAGCTAAGCACCTCAAGAAAGTGGATGATTCAACGTTAGGAATGTATATCGATGATGCCAAGCTTGAAATTGAGCGTCATAAGGTAGCTGATAAATACCAGGAGAAACTTCAAAGGTATCTTGCAGCACACTTTGCGACGCTTGATTATCGTCGTCCAGATACTCAGAAGATCGGAGACCTACAAACCTCCTACAAATCTCCTGATGGGGATGCAAAATCGAGTGGATTAGATGGTACCGATTATGGCAAAGAGTTTGGTAGACTCCTGAAAATTGCTTTGGGATCTAGAGGCATTAACTTGGTGGTGTTTTAGCATGAAGATAACCGACAACAATCGAGTTCCGCAGCTGGTGCATGATCTGAATACAATCCGAAAAGCGAAATTAGAGGTGGGGGTCTTCGGTAAAGATGACTCCCATATTCTTATGATCGCTCGAGTGCATGAGTTTGGTGTTCAAATTGATGTCACAGATGCTATGAGAGGTTACCTTGCTGCTATCGGTTATCCTTTAAAAAAGGAAACGGACCAGATCAACATCCCAGAACGTTCTTTTATTCGCACAACGTTTGATGAACAAGAAAAAGCGTGGGTTGATTTTGCACAAAAGCGTCTAGAGAAAGTCGTTTCAGGTCGTATGAAGGCGAGGTCTATGTTGGATCAAATCGGCGCTAAAATGGCGTCTGACATCCAGAAAACGATTGTAGAAATTAAAGACCCAAAGAATGCCGGAATGACCGTTGAACGAAAAGGGAGCTCTAATCCGTTAATCGACTCCGGGCGAATGAGGCAATCCATCACTTGGCGATTGGTGGGGATTTAATGGAACTGCCATCTGAATATCTTGTTACATTTCAAAAGGTTGTGCCTGGATCCGGCGGAGGTTGGAACACTCAAACAGGAAAGTACGAGGAAGTGCAACCAAGCACGGTAGATCAGCAAGGGATCATCTTGCCTCTTTCGACGGATGATCTTAAGTTCTCAGAAGGCGGTACATTCTCTGTGCATGACCGAAAGATTTATACAGACCTTCCGTTAAAGATCGGTAGCGAAATTAAGTATGAAGAAGATTCGTACACCATTCGTGCTGAAAAGGATTACTCCAAGCAAGCTGATGTCTATATTTATTTTGCAAAGCGAATAGGTGAATAGAATGATTGATTACAAGACTATACGAAACACGCTTATTGGAGGCCTCAACAATTATACAGGGCAGTTGGCCATTCTGGCGGAGCAATCCAAGAAGAAGCCTCCGTATCCTTATATCTCTATTAAGTTCCCAACTTTATTAGGTTCAGATTCTATGAATCCAATAGAGCACACTTCAAATGTAGAAGGTGGAGTGGAAATCAGGGAGGTCACAAACCCAGAGATCATGGTTTCGGTTACTTGTTATGGCGAAGAGGATGAAGATTCCGTTGACCTTGCTCTAAATGCTTACAGTTGGCTTAAAACAGCTGGGTATTTTGAGTTAGAGGAAAAAGGGATTGTGGTTGTTTCTATGGAGCCCATTCAAAACCGAGATACTATTTTAGGAGATGTGACATACGAGCGCAAACAAGGCTTTGATGTTCGACTGAGAGTACTTGGAGAAGTAACGTACACTGTCGAGGACATCGACAACGTTGAACTGAATAATGAATGGATCAAGTAGTCGCTTATGCGGCTATTTATTTTGATTAAAAGGAGTGAAGCACATGTCTAACAGGTATGTGACGGTGACGATCACCTCGAACACCAAAGGCACCAGTCAAAAAGGCTTCGGCATGCCGTTGATTTTGTCTACTAGTGGTGCATTGGCATACAAAGAATACACAGGCATTGAAGGGGTGGCTAAAGATTTTAATTCTGGTACTCCAGAATATGATATGGCTGCAGCTACGTTTGGCCAAGACCCTAAACCTGAAAAACTAGCCATCCATGGTGTGAATTATGACACTGCAGGAGGTAGCGTGCCTACTGATCTAACGGACGCTTTAAATACTCTTATTGTAGATCACAATGACTTCTATTTCTTAATGTGTACTGAAAACGGTCCGGATGAAGTTGAAGAGCTTTCTGGATGGGTGAATACGCAGAAGAAAATGTACTTTGTATCAACAGATGATCTAACGGTTTATGCAGGCGCTTTAAATTCAGACCGTACAGTGGTTATGGTGACCAACCAACCAGGTGAATACCCAGCTGAAGCATGGGTGGGAGCTTGTGCACCGTTTGCACCAGGAACAATCACGTGGACCTTTAAGACTCTAAACGGGATCTCTAACTCCGGGTTAATGAATTCTGAAGTAGACAGCGTTGAAGACGCAAACGGGAACGCTTATATCGAGCAAGGTGGCGTGATGATTACGTCTAACAGCAAGACGACAAGTGGCGAATACATTGACGTTGTTCGCTCTAAAGATTGGCTAGAAGCACGTATCACAGAGGGTGTATTCTCGTTGCTTGCGAACTCCAAGAAAGTTCGTTTTACCAACGCAGGCATTGCTCAGGTTGTAGCTGCAGTAGAAGCACCATTTAAACGTGCAGTGGCTTCTGGTGTTATTGGTCGTGATGCAGAAGATAAGCCAATGTATAACGTGACAGCTCCTAGTCGTAGCGAAATCTCGCAGACTGATCGAGCGAACCGTAAGTTACCAGGTGTTACGTTTGGCGGCACTATCGCAGGCGCTATTGAAGACGTTGGTATCAACGGAAGTATTGAAGTTTAAGGAGGGGATCGATCATGGCAGAAGTATATAATCCGAAAAACGTTAACACTGTCGTGGATGGCGTGATTTTAACCGGATATCAAGACGGGACAATGGTACAATGCGCTCGTTCTAATGATAAGTTCTCTATGGACGTCGGGTCGCAAGGTGATGTCACGTTCATCGAAAACGCTGATGATACAGGTCAGATCACAGTGACATTAAAACACACAAGCCCATCAGCTAGTTACCTTATGAGTAAGGCTAAATCGAAGGAGCCATTCCCTGTTCAAGTTATCGACTCGAACACAGGGAATTTTAAATCAGGTGGATCCGAGGCTCTTATTCAAAAGTCGCCTGATTCTGAGCGAGGTAATGAAGTATCTAGTTTAGAGTTTGTGTTTCTTGTAGCTGATTATGACACAGAAATGAGTAACTAATTTGGAGGTGTCTCAATGAGACAGCATAAAGTAACTGTTGAAGGAACTGAGTACACGTTGCAGCATCCAGGTGCATTTTGGTACCTAGAAATGAAAGACCGTTGCAAAAACGCTAACGGGGTACTAATGGAATCGAAGTATTCTCGTGAAATGTTGGAAAATGTAGTGGTGAAACCGCAAGTAACACCAGAAGAATTTGGCGAGGACATTATAGCTCTAACCCAGCTTGTGAATGAAGCCGAGAACTTTCTTGGCTCCCGGCCAGATAAGTCAACAAAAACTCAAAAAGAGGGTTGAAGATAACTGGTTCTTCTGGAGAGTAGCAACCTCTCCATATTTCTCATTCTCTGATGCAAAACGAATGGAATACGAAGAGCTTCTTTCAGCGAACCATGCACTGGATTTAGTAAAGAAAAAAGGGGAATTTTAGGCCTGGCATTTCAGCTGGGCTTAAAAAATCCTGCCATTCGAAAGGAATTTTTTACTATTTGTTGAATAATAGTACAGAGAATGGAGGTATAAGAGAATGGAAGAACAAGATCAATGTCCGAAATGTGAAAAGTATAATGTGAAAGAATCGAATTTCCCTAGAGGGTTTTATGTAGGTGGAGTATGCGGGGTGTTAGCAATCCCGTTGCACTGGAACATGGTGATCGGATTGGTATGTATCGGTGTAATGCTATTAGGGTTAGTATCTATGATGGCTACCGGACAATGGAGAGGTATCAAGAGAGCAGGTATATTCTTTGAAATCCTAGCGTTGATACTTATAATTCCCTTTCAGTTTAATTTCGTTACAGTTGGAATATTAGCGCTTGGTATTTTGCTTTATTTAATAGGCAGACCTTTGCAGAAAAAGACTTCCGAACGTAACTATAAATGCGCTGATTGCGGATATGAATTTAAACACAATGAACTAAATAATAAAGAAAAATCTGAGAGCGTTCCTGTATAAGGGCGCTTTTTTTATTGGGGGTGAAATAGATGAATGTGCGTGACTTAATTTTCGGGATAACATGGAAAATAAACGATTCTCCCCTGAGAAGAGCTGATAGGCAAACTGATAATTTCAGGCAGTCTGTTGGCCAACTAGAAAATGAAATGGGCGTTGTAGGGTCTGAAGGAGAACGCTCTTTTGGAAGGATTGAAAGATCTGCAAATGATGCAGATGGAAGTATAAGGTCAATAGAAGACCCTAATATTTCTGGAGGTCAGCCTGTACGAGCGCTCGGAAACATAGAACATGAAGCAGATCAATTGGGTAGTACAATTAGATCGATACCCGATCCTAATATAGATTCTTCCCAAGCGAGAGAAGAGTTACAACGGACCCAAGAAGAAGCTGATACGTTAGCTGATAAATTAGGAAACCTTGGTGGCGGAATCGCTGGCGCTGTAGGTGGCGGGGCGATAGCGAACGATGTTTTGAGCTTTTCGCAAATACCACGTGAGTTTGAAGCTGCACTTGGAGTTACCAGGAAAACAGCTGAAGGCTTAGCCAAAGAAACGGAAGACTTATTCGTTAACGTTAAAGACATAACAACTACTGAAGCTACCGAATCCGTTTTAACAGCCTCGAAAACCTTTGATGTAGTCGGAGAAAGAGCAGGAGAGCTTGGTACCAACATCGCCCTATTGCAAAGTCAAACAGGCGCCGATTTAAACCGAATAGCCAGAACTGCTTATTTAATGGATGAACGATTCAAAGACATCAAAGGACCTCAACAAGCTTTTGACATGCTAACAGAAGCTTCGCAGAGATTGAATCCAGACGTGTTTGACGAACTTCTTGATAATACCGAGGAGTACAGTAACAATATTTCTAAAGCAGGTATGAGCGGAAATGACTTTTTCTCGGCTATGGTTGAAGGTGGAGAAAAAGGCATTCGAGTAATGGACAGAATGGGCGACTCATTAGCCTTTGAATTTATAGGGAGAATCAAAGAAGGCGACGAAACAGTTTTAGATTCGTTATCTACTGTGGTTGCGAAAACACAAGGTCTTGGCGACGTCACACTTGGAACGATTGACGAATACGAGAAGTTAACAGATAAGATCCAGGGGCTGAAGGCTAAAGGAGAAGAAGTGCCGGAGGACCTTAAAAAGCGCATGGATGAATTGAGCCAATCTGTAAAGCCAGCCATCCAACAAACAAACGAACTGCGGGAATCAATCATTGAAGGTGGTCCTGAAGGAAGAGAAGCGATCAACAAACTTATTTCAGGTTTTTCAGACCTACCAAAAGAACTCAAGGCAGCTCATGGAACGAATATATTCGGGACCATGTACGAAGAGCAGGGCGAAGAGTTTATGCCGATTTTAAAGAAGGCTGCTAACGAGTCATTTGGGGAGATAGGGACATCAGCAGAAGAAATGGAAAAACGTAATAAAGGCGCCTTTAACGAAGCCAAGAAAGTATGGAAGGAAGCTAGAACTAGGCTCGGGTCTGTTGGTGACGCCTTCGGAGGTGCAGGCGAGCTTATCGGCGGCATGCTACCTGCAATCGGAGCTTTTGTCGGATCAGGAGGACTAGGAAAAGTCGGTGATATTGCCAAAGGAGTCGGAAAAGGAGTTAAATGGACAGGAAAAAAATTCGATGACTTTGGCCGGAAAGTCTGGAATGCCGGTCGGACCTCCAGTAGAGGAGTCGGAAGAATGGGCTCGAGAATGGGCAGCGCATTCAATACTATTAGAACTAAGGCTGGATCAATGGCTAGGGCAGCAGGTAGTAAGTTCGGTTCATTAGGTCGTTCTGCATGGAACACTGGTAAAACCGTTGGGCGCAATGTAGGAAGAATGGGTACTAAAATCGGCAAGTTTGCCGGAACTGCAGGTAAGTATTTGTTAGGCGCAGGAAAATACGCCTTTAGGTTCGGAGGGAAGATATTAGGTGCTGCCCTCAAAGTTGCTAAGTTCGGTTGGCGGATCGGTAAACTATTCACTCCAATTGGTTGGTTGATCACGCTAGTTATGGATGTAGGTGAGACGATCATTACAAACTGGGGTAAAATCACAAGCGCCTCAGGAGAAGCCGAAACAGCCATAGGCGGATTCTTTAAAGGGATGTGGATGGCTGGGAAGCTTTACATTAATAAATTGATCGGCCGAGTGAATTGGCTGATCGAAAAGATTAATCTCATTCCTAAAGTTGATATACCGAATATTGATAAGTTAAACACCATGACAACAGAATCTGCTCAAAAGGGTGGTTTATCACCTATGGCTGCAGGAATTGATGGTTCACACGCTACTGGGTTAGCTGAAGTTCCATACGATAACTACAATTCACTTCTCCATAAAGGTGAGTCCGTATTAACCGCAGATCAATCGAATGTCTTAAGAGATACGGGCATTCTTTCTAAACAGGGAGATAAGCCACAACTTAACTTAGGAGATAGACTGTCAGGGTTTAAGAATAATATATTAACAGGGTTAGAAAAGATCGGTTCCATCTTGCCTCCCGTTCTAAAAGTTGAAAGCGAAACGAACGTAGACAAACCTAAGGCAGAACAAGTTCACCAAGAATGGGTTACGCACTTTAATAACTCTAGAGAAGAGAATCGAACATCCGAAAACCATGAGTCCAATCAGTACAACAATGAAGGAGCTCGTGTAGAGTACAGCCCTAACTTTTACATTTACGGTGACAATATTGATGAGAATAAAATTTATAAACTAGCGAAAAAAGCTTCTGATCGTTCACTGGAAGAGTTTTTAGAAGTGATGGGAAGGAAGTATCCGCGCGTAACGGAGGGGTGATAATCATGGGATTACTAGCTGGCGTGTCTGTGTTTGTGCGGTCGGAAGAAGTAGCGAATAGCGCCGAAGTTACCAACCATCCGACAGAGGATGGGGTGAGCATATCGGATCATACAAAACCAAATCCTCAAACGATCTCAATAACAGGCGTCATTCAAGGGGATGATGCTAAACGTCGATGCGAAGATCTAGAGAAGGCTATGAATAAAGGGGAAATCGTTTCATTCGAAAACACAAAAGCCTATTTAAACATGGCCATCACCTCTTTTGAATATAAAGCTGATAAAAGCGTGAAGAAAGGTTACTCATTCGATGCTTCTTTACAAAAAATGCGAATCGCTAAGTCCTCTTATACCAAACTAAACACCATAGATAAAACGCAAGTAAGCAAAACTTCAAATGCCGGGAGAAAACAGGCCGAGAATCAGCCTTCAAAAAATGAAGAGCAGTACCACACCATCCGAAAAGGGCAGACGTTTTACGGGATTGCTCCAAAGTATGGCACCACCTGGCAGAAGATTGTTGAATTGAATCCTAATGTAGATCCTAGAGCTTTGCAAATCGGTCAAGAAGTCAGGGTGGTGTAACGGATGGAGACGCAATACATTCCTGTTAATAAAGAACAAATCCCATATCGTTTTGAAATTCGTCTAGGTGCGGAGCTTTTTACGTTTGAAGTCCGATATAATGCTGATTTCGACTTCTTCACTATCGATTTAGAAAAGGACAGAGAAGTTCTTGTGTATGGTGAGAAGGTTGTGTATGGTGTTCCTTTATTTCATGATATCGAAGACTTCAGGTATCCAGTCACTTTAATCACACCGTCTGATCTATCTGGACAAGAAGAGCAGGTTGCCTTCGATAACTTAGGAGATACAGTATTTCTGGTGGTGGGGTCATGAAATATTATGGACGAAAAACAAGGGTTGATATCGATAACTTCTCTATGAGCGCAGACGATCTAACCATTCATTTTGATGTGCCATTTGATGATGAACCAGAACCAAATGAAGCGAAGGTAGACCTCTACAATTTAAACAGCGACACGTTGAACAGAATACGCAAAGGGCAACAGTTAACTGTCAATGCAGGGTACACAGAAGATGAGGGAGTTATTTTAGGTGGCTTTATATCTAAGATGCTAACGAATTATGAGAGCGTGGACAAAGTTACTTCTATAAGCGTGTTAGATGGACAGAAGATGGATAGCAAAAAAACCGAGAGCATGTCATTTAAAAAGAACATACGAGGCTCTCAGA